CTACTGATGGTTTTGGTATATCGTTAACTACTCAAACTGCAGCTTGGTATGAAGGACAAACCACTGGCACGACTGGTTTTAGATGGGAAGCTACTGGTTCAAGCAATGATGCTAATACTACATGGTGGAATAAAGTTACAATATCAAGATCAGGACAAACCGATGTTGTACTTCTCAGATCTGCTGCAACAACTAACGCAATGGCAAACTTTAGATATTCTATATTTTGGCCTGAACCTACAGCTAATTATATTGCCCTTGGCGAATTTACTTGGACATTCTCTTCCGAAGCATGAAAATATTACTTATCGCAATGCCAACAACATTTGAAACAAAGGTACAACCTTTGGAAGAAGCAGGACATACTGTCTTATTGCTTACTGGACGTAATGACCCTGAAGTTACTTTAAATTTAGTACATGACGTTGGAGCTAAAAATTACATATTAGGTAAAATTGAAGCATTTAAGCCAGACATGGTTATTAACGCGCTCACTTCAATAGTATTACCTCTTTCAGATAGTTATACTTATGTGGGTAACACTGAACTTAGCGCAAAGTTAGAAACTCACAAATGGGAAACACGAACAAAGGCGGGCGAATTAGGTTGGTCTTTACCTACTCTTTTAGAAGAGTGTAAAATGAATGCAATATCGGACTATAATGATACTGTGTATGTAAAACCTAAAAATGATGTTCAAAGATTTACTCAAATTTATAAAATACCAACTTCTTTAGAGCGCACAACGCATGATATAACTGAAAGTGCAAGTACTGTTTGGAATCAAATAGCAACTGCCGAAGGCCTTGGTAATACTGATTGTTATGTAGAAGCTAGCGTAGATTATTCAGTTGAAGCGTGGTGTTTCTTTACAATATCTAATGGTTCATATTCTATTATTAGAACATTAGGATGTACAGGTTTTGGTAACGATAAACTACCAACTAGTAATGGTGATTGGACTAGCGAAGATATTACATTATTAGATCTTACAGATTCTCAAGATGCAGCATTTAGATCTAAATGTAATACATGGTTGGATTATGCAGTAACTCTTGGCGGTAACTACGAAGGAACATTAGGTGGAGCAATTACTGATGACAATACAGTAGTTTGGTTTGAACAAAACAGTAGACCCGGAACATATAATAATGGTATGTTACCTGGGACTATACAAGATTGGATTGATGGTTTAACAATTGATTCAACAAAATCTATAAATCAAATTTCAGCAGCAACAATTAGATCTGCAAAAGGTTATGGTTAATAATTAAAGGAAAGAATATGAATATTGAACAATTAAGAGAAACACTAACAATTGATGAGGGTAAAGTCAATGAAATTTATGAAGACCATTTGGGCTACGCAACTTTCGGAATTGGCCATTTGGTCCTCGAATCAGATCCAGAGCATGGAATGTCTGTGGGAACTCCAGTATCAGAAGATCGAACAATCGAATGCTTTGAGCACGACGTACAATCAGTACTTAAAGACTGTAAAATATTGCACGAAGGATGGGATGATTATCCTGAAGAAGCTAAGCAAGTAATTGCTAATATGATGTTTAATATGGGTAGAACAAGACTAAGTAAATTTAAGAATCATAATGCAGCTTTGCAGTGTGGTGATTGGAAAAAAGCTGCTATTGAAGGAAGAGATTCTAGATGGCATAAACAAGTAACAAACAGAGCGGAACGATTAATGATCCGTTTAGAAAACATTTAATTAGGAGAACAAAATGAAAATTAAATTACTAGGCAGTCAAGGCAACTTAACAACTGCAACTTCTCTAGGATATGCTACTCTAGTACGAGTTTATAATAGTGGCGATGCTGATTTACTATTAACACAAAAAGAGGGTGCTACAATTATTGGTACCATGACTATTCCAAGTAAAGGTATTGAGCTTATTAGAAAAATGCCATCTGAAACTTTAGAAGGCGGAGCTTTACTTTTAGTTGTCAGTATAGCTAAAATTTAGTTTATTAACTAGAGGAAATATTATGCGTATATCATATAACAGCGTTGGATTGCTATTGCTATGGACTGTCATGTTAAGTGCACCGACTGTGCATGCACAAGAAGTATTAATAGATGATACTATTACAACAGATTCTACTACACGAAGCACTGTTGATTCTAATTCTACTAGCACAACTACTTTAAAGTCGCCACCAGCGTCTGCAATATCTCCAACCATTAATACGTCGAATTCTGATCTTTGTACATTTGGTGTTGCTGGAGCTATTCAAACTCAAATCTTGGGTATATCTACAGGGACTCAGGTAACTGATGATAACTGCGAAAGGTTAAAGCTTTCTAAAACATTATATGATATGGGTATGAAAGTTGCTGCTGTTTCTACTATGTGCCAAGACGAACGAGTTTTTAATGCTATGATGATGGCTGGAACTCCATGTCCTTATGATGGAATGATTGGTGCCGACGCTAAAGCCGCGTGGGAAGTAAATGCCGAGGAGAAACCAGATGCTGAAAAAGAAAAAGAAGGAATGGAAGATGGTACTAAGACATTGTTGGGTGGCGCTGGCGTTGCTAGCTTACTCCTCTTACTCCTACTCTAACGACGAAACAGTATTTGGTTCAACCGGAAATGCTGCTTCTGCTGGTTATAGTTGGGTTATGTCTAACATATTACCACAACAAGCAGGTTTAGCTGTTAATGGTATAATCTATCGTTACACAACAGTTAAAAATGCTGATGATGCTATGGTAGTTTCAGTACAGAATGAGAACGCGCTTGGCGATGGTTATATTTTTAGAGAAGTTGATGATTGGACGGGTATTCCGGGTAATACTATAAATAAAGTTATACCAGTTGATAATATTGACATATCGTATTGGGGACGTGGTTCTATAGATTGGACCGGTACTGGAAGCGTAGAAGATGCAACAGTCATATACACGTATCAATATGATACATGCTTTGATCCGCAATCTGATCCATCTTGTCCTGGATGGGATTCCGGAACTTACGCAATTGATATGGGAGTAGTTGAAGCTATAGACCCATTAGATGATGATATGATTCAGGATGAACTTGATCGGAAAGCTATGCTTGAAGATGAAGAGCAGGATGCAAAGGATAGCAAACAGATGAAAGAAGAAGTAGTACTTGAGGAAACATTAGAAAAGATTTTAGGCATTGTTAATACTACACTATTATCAATGGATTCGGTTAAAAGACATGACGAATTAAAAGCAATTAATTATATGCCTAAATCTTACTACGATACTATACCGGGTGGTAAGATCATAGACGTACCAATGTTAAATGATTCAGATCTACCAGAAAATAAAAACGCTTTACGTAATAATTTAGCGCAACAAATAAAGCACAAAGAGCTTGTCAACTTACAATACAAGTAGTGCTTAACGGGAGAACATAATGTTCATGAATAAAGTAAAAGTAAAAAATGCGCTTTCATTAATCGCTTTGTCTGTTGGTATTACATCAACTTTAGTATCAGCTGAAGACATACAGATTACAGGAAACGTTGCCTCTAAGTGTGTAGTTACAACCGATACTATTGGAGTGTTTGGTAACCCAACGCCTAGTATATTAAGTACTGCACAAACTGATGGTGGAGTTCAACCAATCATTCGTTATGATGTAATTCAAGCTGATTTCTATAAAGCTAGAATCATTGTTCCAAATAGTTTTTCTGAAAGCCCTTCGCTTGATGATGTGATTAACTGGACTGGTACTGTTGCTGTCGGCGAAGTGTCAGATGCTGGAATGTCAGCGTATGATACTAATAAGATTCAATATGAAAATGTAACAGAAATTGATTTAAGCGTAGCTGGTAGTACTTGGTTTATGGTTGATTCAGTTGCTACTTATGGATACGATAAAGCTTTACCAGCAGGTACATATAGAGCTGTTGTTAGCGCTGAATGTATTGCAAACTAATGATACAATTTATATTGATGTTTTTTGCGATTCTGAGTGGGTCTACCCTGGCCCACCAGTTTACTCCAACATATCCTGAACTATCTAGTTCTTATGTAAAAGGTGTATCGTCAACTAACATGCAATTATTTAATCGTAGAAACGATGCAAGTTACTATGAAATTGGTGTATTCGATATCGATTGGAATAAAGTACCCTTTGCTACACCAACTAAAATTATAAGAGTTGACTATCTAAAGACTGTAAAGTTTGATGTTTTTATCAGAAATAAAGATAAATCACGAGCAGTTTACGTATGCACAAAGTCTAAATTGATAGTTAACAGATCTGCGATAACTTCAGTTAGTTCAAGGATCTGTTCAAAATTTAGGTAAATAATATAATGAAAATTAAACTGATATTAACATTGCCATTATGTATGATGAATTTTGCTGTAGCCGATAGTAGTTCTTTAAATCTTAACATGCCTAATTCGCCACAGAGTTACCAGTCTGATCGTATTAGAGCAGACGGCGTAGAATGCTCTATGGCAATTGGTTCATCAACTAATGTTGAGTTTGGAGTTGTTGGTATTATTAATGAACAAGATCCATTTAATAATAATCAATTTGCTAATGATCTCAATAATTCATATGATCCAGGATTAGTAAAAGATGTTGGCGTATACGCTAAAATAACTATACCAATTGGCGCGCCAAAAGAGAGACTTAATTGCAATACTCTATATAAACTTGAGCTTGAAAAGAAGCGATTAGAGGTAATGAAGTTAAAACAAGAAATTGCGAATCTGAGAAATTTACAGTTCGAAAACGATGATTAGGAAATACAATGGCTGAATTCGAATTTGGTGGAATGACATTTAAAGGCGGCAAGATGATGATCATCTTGACTGCACTATCAACTCTGGGCGGAGCAACTTGGGCTGGATTTGAATTTTATAACGATTATAGAAACATGAAAGAAATCGTAGAGAATATCGATGTAGGATCTATTGATGCTCGCAATGACGTTATTGAATCTAAGCTTAATGACGCAATTGAATACACTCGTGATATCAAGTCTGGACTACGAGATGATATTATGGGTATTGAAAAACAAGCAGACCGTGTAGAAGACATGGTTCGTGATTCTGAAGAAAAGGTCAGAAATATGATAGATAAGGCCAATAGTAGATTCGACACAAAAAGAGATATGCTTCAATCTGACTACGACTTAAAGTCATCATCGCTGAGAAATGACTCAGACGCAAAAATAGAAGCGCTTGAAAAGCGACTGAACGACCAACTACAAAGAGCTTTAGATAATCCATTAGCTGATTAGTAGTCTCCATATTCCCCTACCTGGGACCGACCTGAGTATGTCACGAAACTGCTCATATATCCTATATACCCAAAAGTTATATGCTTATAACTAATTGATCTAAAAAGAAGTGAATTAAACGTTTACAAAGCTCCCAAAGTATAGTATAATATACCCCTATTAAATGATAAAGAAAGGAACCAATATGCCACATTTTAAAATATCAGGCCGGATCAAAAACAAAGCTAGGGTAGAAGAATATGTTAATACTCTTGCCAAAGAGCTTGGAATAGGACGTATGTGGTCAAAGATTATCTTTATTAAATTTAAAACAAAACTTGACAACGATGCTCAAGGACTCTGCTGGGGTGATACTAAGGAAGGTTATGCTGAAATAAACATATCACGTACCGGCAATGGTGAACCTATTCCATTCGAAACAATAATGCAAACATTAGCCCATGAAATGGTTCATGCTAAACAGTACATTCGTGGTGAGTTATGTGGTTACAGTATGGCATGGAAAGGACGTAAACCTCGCAACTACAAGTATGAAAATGCTCCTTGGGAAAAAGAAGCTTATGGTCGTGAAGAAGGGTTATATTTGAGGTGCTGGTTATGAGTTATTATGTAGCAAAGTTTAGTTCTCATTGGGAGGATTGGGAAAGACATAGCGTTGACCTTGACACTCTAGAAGAGGCAGAACAATGGTACAACATGTGGAAATACTCCGCTCCACAAGTCGCTGATGGTCGTTGGGCTATTATTCATGTAATAGAGCAAACTAATGGTTATAAGCATATAACTAAATGATCTAAAAAAAGTGAATTATTTTCACTCAGGTCGTTTACAAAGCTCCCAAACTATGTTACAATATACCTATATTAAATAATGCTGAAAAGGAAATATACTATGAAAAAATCAATCTTAAATGCGATCAACTCCATCAGTTCTACTGAAGAAATGAACGAAGTAATTAATTTAATAAAGCTCAAGCAACGCCAGTTACGTGATGTTAAAGCTTTCTCAATTAAAGCTAGTCTTAATGTTGGTGATACTGTTAGCGTCAACGGTCGACACGGTAAGAGAACTGGAGTGATCGAAAAAATCAAAGTCAAAAAGGCAATTGTTAGAATCGATGGTGGCCTTTGGGATTGTCCTTTAACTCTTTTGGAGGCAGTATAATATGTCATTAAGTAAAACTGAAAAATTCACTGCAATTACATGGGGTTTGGCTGGAGCTATTTTAATTACACTCTGTGTAAATGCTGCTCAAACTGTTCTCGATCGACCAGATGTCCACTATAGTAACTCAACAGGAGAATGCGTAAGAGTTCTTAATTACGCTGAAAACGATCGTTATTCTTGTGATAACCTTCCTTCTAAATATAACAAAGTATGGGTACTTTAATATGATTATAACTCAAAAGACTTCTCCAGTAACTGGTGAAACCAACACTATGGCTATCAATGCCACTATCGATCAGGTAGAAGCGTGGCAAGGTGGTATGCTTATCCAAGAAGCTATGCCTTTAGCAACTGCTGATGAGAGGGAGTTTCTGATCTCAGGTTGTACTCCATCATGTTGGGATCAATTGGGTGGAGAAGAATAATCTTATAACTAATTGATCTAAATAAAAGTAAAATAAACGTTTACAAAGCGTTTAAAGTGTGATATAATATACATATTAAATAATTAAGAAAGGCGATATAAATGGATAGAATGGCAATGATCAAAGCGGCGTCTAAAAAGATGCAAGAAGAAAAAGACTTTAAAAAGACTGTTAAGAAAGTCTATTCTCGTCCTAAGTACAAAGCTCCAAAATTAACAGCTTCAGTTAAAAAAGCTGGTCACCAGTCTCCTGGTAGTCTAGAATGCTTTAAAGAAGAAAACATGTACTACTCTGATAAGAACACTCAAGCATTCATTGCTGGTTCTGAAATGATGGATGCTTACAATGATCAAAAACAAGATTGGGATTAAGCTATGACTCAGTATACTGAAGAAGTTCAATCAATTATACGTAAGCAGCAAGTAGAAATGTGGGCTGCTCAATGTCAATACATCCTAGGTGAAAAGGGCTATATTGAAAAGGCTTATAATAGTGGATTAGTCACTCGTGAGTATAGGGATGGTACTATTGTAACAGTTGAAGAATCAAAGACTATGGCCACTCTATTACTAGAAGCACCAAGTAACCTTGACATGGACGATAATAAATATTGTAGGCCTATTTAAATGAACTATATTGGATCTATAAACTACACCCCATCGGGTCGTAAAAGAAAGAGTAAAGCTCTTAAGACAAGGCGTAAAACCCAGCAGGTATTTGTACCTCTCAAGGTCGAAAAGTCTTTAGCTGAACTTAGAATGGAAGAATTCAATGAAAAGTATAAATCTCACTCAGTAGATACTAAGTATCAATCAAGTGAAGATCAATCATGGAAAATCGAAGAATCGAAGAATTTCACAGTTGCTCCGGCGTTTAACAAAGGGGCTTATCAAGTAATTCCACAATCTGATGTGGAACACATAGGAAAGTAGCTATGGATATTTTAATTGATATATTTAGTGTATTGTTTGCATTAGCTTTATGTTGGATTGGTATTATGGGATCCATTATTGCAGAAGAAGATAAATGTGCTAGAAAGGCAGCACACAGAGCTGGTACACACGATTATTATGGAAATAAGCTATTAATAGGAGAAACCGATGACAAATAATATGTTACTTAGCGAGTTTAATGGCTCAGATAAATTTAAAAATCGTAAAGCTGAGGTACTACGTTCGTTTGGAGATAGTCCTACTTTTGGCATTCGAATGTATATTGATGGTGAATCACTAGGCATTGAATGGTACAAAGGAAAGGCTGAAGTTTATGCAGAAGATGCAGCTGATAACTATGTACGTGGCATCAAAAACTATGAAAGGGATTAGGTGAAATACTTGTTTACATTTGGTGTAAACTATGATATAATATATCTAACAAATTGAGGAACATATCATGGCAAGTAAAGCATTAGAAAAAGCTAGGACTAAAGGTCGTAAAAACCGAAGTTCTATTGATTCAATTAAGATGGGTCCTGAACCAGTCTTTAACAAAGGTGAAACTAAATCAAGTGTTAAGAATCGCCAAGGGTTATGGCTTAAAGGGGCAACATGGTACAATTACTATAATAAGCCTAAGGACTACATTGATGGAGTTTTAGCTTTTGCATCTGAAGTATACAAGTATGACAAAACTCAAATCAAAGCTCTTAAGAAGCTTAAGGACTGGGAGCTTACTCTTACACTAGGTAATGTAGCAAAGCTATGGCAACGTGGCTATGAATATACCAAGCCAGAAATCAAACGCTTTGGTTTAGAATTTAAAAGGATGTCCGAACAAGCTGATAAGATCGCTGATGTTGAAACTGCAGCTGTAGTTACGGCACCTAAGATATCAGTTCAAGATAGACAGCGTATTAAAGTTAATGATACCATAGGCAGCGATTGGGACGATATTGTTGAAGGATGGGTTGGTGGTACTTATAATCAAGAGATCGATGTGTTTAAATTGTTTAAGCAATATGATCTTAAAGGTTCATGTATCAATATGTTTAATGATATGGTACAAATTGAGTATCGCCCACTTAAAGATGCTTATGAAAATGCATGTGAGCAAGCTGTTGAAGCTTATGGTCATATCACTAGACGTAAGCAGAACAAAATGCTTAAGTTAATGGAAGGTATCTTCAGTGATTTAGAGCAGTTAAAAACAGCTAATAAAGCTGCTAAAGTGCCAAAGGCTAAAAAGCCTAAGGCGTCTGATGTTCAAATCAAAGGTCTCAAATATCTAACAGATAGCATTGAATTTAAAGTAAGTTCAATTAATCCTATAATGATACCAGGCAAAGACGTATTGTTCATATACAATACTAAGTCGAGGAAATTGATTCAGTTGATTGCAAATTCAACAAAAGGGTTTGAAGTAAGCGGTACCACTATTAAAAACATCTGCGATAAAGAGTCTAGGGTTACTACCTTAAGAAAGCCAGATGAAATACTACCGCTTATTTTAAAGAAATCAATCAAGCAAATCGACAAGCTAGTTTGGGAATCTATTACTACTAAGATCAGTATACCCAATGGTAGAATAAATGACGATTGCATACTACTTAGGGTACTATGAATATAGATTTAGAACAAAAGATAATGACAAAGAAGCGGTTCTCAACTACCGTAGAACAACTAGTTGTGAAAGGTAATATGTCTTATATAGATGCAGCTACTTATATTATTGAAGAGAGGGGTATGGACTATAGTAATCTACGTAAACTATTGACAGACTCACTCAAAGATAAGATGGAAGTTGAAGCAATAAGACTTAATTTAATTAGAGGCAAAAAGGGTAATCAATTACCCATTTAGGAGAATATTATGAGTAACGTTATTATACCATCATCACCAGCAGATGTTAAGCGAATCAAAGACTGTATTATTGAAATTAGTAATGCTATGACTTTAATCCAAGCTCAAAAAGATTTTATCAAAGAAGCTGTAGAATTATGTTGTGAAGATGTTGAAATTGATAAGAAGCACTTGAAAAAGATGTCAACCATCTACCATAAGCAAAACCTATCTGAAATCCTAGGTGAGATCGAAGTTGTAGAAGCTTTGTACGAAGGAGTCATGGCTTAATAATGTTTGATTTTTTAACCGCAATAGTTAATGGGATTGTTAAACTAACAATTTGGTCTTTAATTGGCGCGGTTATTTTAACAATCTACTTGTCAGAATCAGGAGCTATACAATAATGGATCCATTTGAATCATATAAGTTATATAACGCGTTAAAGCTACACTTTGAGTCTGGATATGATGCTGTTAAATATAACTTTAAATCCAATGTAACTCAAAAGAGTTTTTTTAAACGACGAGATAAGTATTTCTTTGCCAAACTAGCAAAGAAACATGAAGGTGATCTAAAGGATTACTATGTCTCTAACTTTAAAATGGGTCTTAGTTACATTGGAGATATGATGGATGAAGATGGAGAACGCAATTACAGAGAGTTTAAGCGAATACGTGAAAGTATTCATAGGGTGTTTTCTATCGATATAAATAGATTACAAGAAGCGGATATACCCTTTGATCGATTGTTTCAATCTGTTGATGGACAACTACCCCCTCTTGTTAAACTATGGCTGCAAGAAGAGATTAGTCTAGAGACTGTTGTTATTCTTAATGCCATCTTTGGATTCATACCTAGAGAATCTGCAACGATAACAGACACTATTATGTGGCCTGATACCAAGCGGAAGATCGAAAAGTATAGTCCATTCGTAAACTTTAGTCGTAATAAATGTATAAGTTTATTACAAAAAACGTTTACAAACGCATGAAAATGTGTTATAATAGATCTATATTATGCATTATGTGAAATACAATAGAAACGACAATTTTGTCGTAATACAACGCAATACGGAGATATAAAATGTCATTTGCAAACCTAAAGAGCTCGCGAGGCTCGTCAATCGACAAACTCGTACAAGCAGCAGAATCTGTTAACTCTAAAACTGAATCAAAGAACTATGACGATGATCGTTTCTGGAAACCATCCCGCGATAAAGCTGGTAATGGTTATGCAGTGGTACGATTCTTACCTGCTAAAGAAGGCGAAGATCTTCCCTGGGTTCGTTATTGGGATCACGGATTTAAAGGTCCTAGCGGTCTTTGGTACATCGAAAATAGCCGAACTTCAATTGGACAAGATGATCCTGTTAGTGAATCAAATGGTTTACTATGGAACTCTGGTCGTGATGAGGATAAAGCATTAGCCCGTGATCGTAAGCGTAGGTTACATTATGTAAGTAATGTGCTAGTCGTATCTGATCCATCTAATCCTCAAAATGAAGGTAAGGTATTTGTATACAAGTTTGGTAAAAAGATCTTTGATAAAATCATGGATGTAATGCAACCACAATTTGCAGATGAACAACCAGTAAATCCATACGACTTCTGGGAAGGTGCTGACTTTAAGATTAAAATTCGTAAAGTCGAAGGTTGGGTAAACTATGATAAGTCAGAGTTTGCACAGGCTGCTCCTCTTATGGGTGGTGATGAAGAACAACTTGAAGGTGTATATAATAAACTACACTCTTTAAATGACTTCATTGACCCTAAGAACTATAAGTCATATGATGAACTTAAAGCTAAGATGAATAAGGTACTAGGCGTTGATGCTGGTCACATCTCTATGGATAATAATTCCATGATGCAATCAGCTCCAGTTGTTGAACAACCAACAATGGCAGCGACTGAATCTGTATCTATGAGTTCTAGTGATGAAGCTGAAGAGGATACTTTGTCCTACTTTGACAAGCTAGCTCAACAGGGCTAACTTAAATAGGCAACGGTGAAGTCTATAAGGATTGGGAGTAACCTGGTCGAAGAGCCATAACAAATATAATAATAAGAAAGAAGGATGTATATCCTTGTTGTAATCTTTAAAGGGACTCTTCGGAGTCCTTTTTTTTATTTCCTAGGATTATAATCCGGATTTCTTTCTCCTACTAATACTAATTCAGGTATCAGTTCTTTTTTGC